AATGTAAATACTTCATATACTGAAGGTACTGCAAGAGCATATGGTTTAATGATTGATGTTAATGATAGTGCGAAAGCAACATCTGCAAGAGCCACAAAACCAGATGCTTTTATTAGTATGAGAGATCAAGGAGGAATGGCTACTCCTTATGCCGCTAATCATCCAGGAGCCCAAGCTGTTCACTATTTTGTTGAACTTGGATCTGGAGAAGGTGCGGCCTCAGGTAATACTGATGGATATATCGCCGCTTCGGCCGCCGCTAATACAACAGCAAGAGACTCAAATCTTATTATGTTTGCAACTGCTACTGCAGATATGGCATCTAATGCTAGATTGCGAATGAAAGTAAATGGAACTGAATACTGGTTGTTAGCAACCGCTAATGGATATCTTAGCTAATAAAAGGTACAACAAATGGCAGACAAACGCATTTCGGGACTGCCTTCGTTATCATCTGCGGCTAGAGAAGATTTATTACTGGTCGTAGATGATCCTGCAGGAACCCCATCAAACAAAAAAGTAACATTAACACAATTTTTTTCAAATGTTGAACCCGAAATAGTGTTTGCTAACACTAAAGCATTGGGTAGTTCAACCAATGCTTCTGTTATTTTTAAAGGCGGTGTTGCAGTTAATGACAGTATTAAAATTGATACAGATTTGACAGTAAATGCTAATGCAACTATAAATGTTGCTACAATGACCGCCATACATTCTAATATACAACCGGGAACAAATGCTACGCATGACTTGGGTAATACTACTTTTGGTTGGAAAAATGCATATGTGGGAATAATTTCTGGTGATACTGATTCTAATTTGTTACTCGCCGCAAATACTAATGCATCATCAAATGTTGTGTTTACGGGTGCAAATGTTCACATAAAAAGCAATACTATAATTGCTGGTGAAAATACTACAGTTACATCAAATGCAACTTTTAGTGGTGACAACGTATACATTAATGGTACAAATACTGCAATAGCATCAAATACTACATTTAGTGGATTGCACACTACCCAAGCAAATTCTACGATTGGTGGGACAATCACAACTATTACAGCAAATGCAACTTTTAGTGGTGACAACGTATACATTAATGGTACAAATACTGCAATAGCATCAAATACTACATTTAGTGGTGATAACGTTTCAATAGCAGGAGACAATGCTTATTTCACAAGCAATAGTACATTTGCGGGTGGAGATGTATCGATTTCTGCTAATATTGGTTTGTCTGGAACAAATACTCATATTACAAGTGCTAATTTAAGTATAACAGGGGCAGGAGCAACAATAGATGGAACATTAATGAATATTACATCTAATGTTTCCGCAACTGCTAATGTAGCATTAACTTCAGTAATAGATTCTTCAAGTAATACAACTGGTGCTTTAACAGTAGCAGGTGGTGTGGGTATTCTTAAAAGTGCAACAATTGGTGAAAATTTACAGGTACATGGAAATATTCATGCAAATGGAAATATTACTGCTGAAGGCGGAACACTTACTTTTGGTGATGCTGATACAGATACAGTTGTTTTTGAAGCAGATGTTGGTTCTGATCTTATTCCAAATACAGATTCGACTTATGATTTAGGAAATACTACACATCGATTTTCAAATGCTTATATTGATGATATTACAGCAACAGGAAATGTTGTTGTTGCTGGTACAGTAACGGCTACAGGAAATGTGGGTGCCGCATTTGGTGTATTTTCGGACAATGTTTCAATTGGAACAGATAAATCATTAACATTTAGAGATGCGACTTTAGAGGTCAATTCTCCTGCAGATGGAGAGTTAGAACTTGCTTCTGATGATCTTATTACACTTACTGCTACTGCAAATGTGGAAATAGATTCAGCAGTTTTTAATGTTGCATCAAATTCTACTATAGCAGGTACTACTACTGCAATTACTTCAAATCTTACAATATCTGGTGCAAATACAAATCTTAGTAGTGCTAATTTAAGTATAACAGGAGCAGGAGCAACAATAGATGGAACATTAATGAATGTTAAATCTAATGTTGTTATGTCAGGAATTACAACGCTTGGTGTTGATGGTTCAGGAAAAAACTTTACATTATATTCTGGTACTGCTGGTAATAAACTTAGTTTAAAAGCACTTACGGATCAATTTATCTCAAATACACAAATTGAGAGTAGTGAAAAAATTCGAACTGATGGTGATGTTTTTGTATCAAATGATTGTTCTCTTGTATTTGGTAGTCAGTTTAAAATTATGGATACTGCAAGCACAACTGGTTTTCTTTTACAAGAAGATGGAACTGCGGCAGGAAGTGGAACTGAGGGTGGAAGAGTTGATTTACAAGAACAACACACATTAACTCATAATTCAACTGCTGGATTTATTTTTAATGATGATTTAAGAACCAATAAATCTTTAGCTCTTTTTGGTGCATCTATTACTTCTGCTTCAGTAGGAGATGCCGCAGGTGTTCTTGCAGTAAAAAATGGTACTGCACCAACTGTTCAAGGAGCAGATCAAGCATATTTGTATGCAAAAGATGATGCCTCAGAATCACACATATATACAATGGATGAGGGGGGAAATGAAACAAAACTTGGTCCTCACAATGAAGACGGAGAATGGGAATTTTATTCTAGAAATGTTAAAACAGGTAAAGTTATGCGAATTAATATGGAACGCATGATTAAAAAATTAGAAGAAATTACAGGAGAAAAATTTATAGAAGAGATTTGATAATATTATGAAAAAAATTAAAAAAAATGAAACGGTTTTAGAAAAAGAATATACATCATTGCACAGAGATAATAAAAAAAAGGATGATAATATTATGCGTGAAAAGATAGAGAATGAATTTGAAAAATTAAATAATGATAGAGGAACGACAATACAAAAAATAAATCAGTTTGAAACAGAATTAACTGCGTTGAGAAATCATCTTACTATGATTGAAGGAGCTATTCAAACGTGTACTTATTTTTTAACTCCTGAAGGTGAAAATGAAAATGAAGAGTTAGCAAATTGAAAGAGAGATAGTGTTTGAAGACTTGAATAAAGATAATTTTATCTTATATGCAATGAAATATTATGAAAATCCTCAATGTTTAAGTGAACAAGATTTTCATGATGATTTAAAAATTATAAAATATTTAAAAAGATTATTAAATAGATATCATTTGGGTGGTGAATTAAAAGAAAGATTGATTTTAAACCATTTAATAACATTAGGAAACGTTTTTCCTATTGAAGTTTTATCAAGAATATTATTTTTGAAAATATCACAAAAATATTGGACCTATTTAAAAACTTTTTTGATATTTTTAGATTACATGCCTGATCAAATATCTAGCATAAACGGTGAAAAAGTTATTAGTAGTAATATAAGAGTAAATTTAGAAATTGCAAATAGATTAAGAGAGATAATACCAGATGGGACTAGCATCAGCCGCAGGTAACATATATTTTGTTTATTCATTTATTAAAAGACTTGCAACTCCTTTTAAAAGTACAAAAGCCTTTGAGTTGGGAATAATAGATGAAAACGGAAAAGTTCTTAAAAAAAGAAGTAAGTTAAAAACTAAAGAAGAAAAAGAAGCATATACATTATCAGATACATTGGTTTTTAATTTAAAAAAAGTTTTAGCAAAAGTTCCTGGGGGGTCCTCTAAATTTGGTACTTTTGCGGCGGCATTATTTTTAATAAAAGAAGAAAATAAAAACGCAAAATTGTATTATGATCAAACATTTTTAGAAAAAGAATATGCATTATTTTTACAAGAGTGTAAATATAATAAAAAAGAAGTAATCCAGTTAATAGAAGAAGTTGAACTTGAAATGTACGAAGAATTGAACGAAGATGGACTAGCCGCTGGTGGTGGTGCTATTGCAGGAATTGGTGTAGAAAACCCTTCTATTCCAGGACAAGCAGAACCGGGAATTAGAAAGAAGAAAGTAAAAAAAGGAAGTAAATTCGCTGGATCAGAAGTTTTTGTTGTTAAACCAGAAACTTTTATGAGAGCAAGATATGGGAAACGCCGTTATGCTAAATATGAACAGTATGTAGGTAATGATGAAACAGGAGAAGCCATCAGACAATATGGAAGAGCTAATCCAAGTAAACCTATTGTTTTACAAGATGAGTTAACTGGTTCAATGATTTATCTTAAATACGGACGTAAAAATGCTAGATTTCACAACATTTAGAGAACAAGCAACTCATCAAGAAGATATTGATGATCTTGTAGAAAAACACAATATTAATTATGGTATTGCAAAGAGTGTAAGAGAAGAACTGATTAAGAGAAATATAAATAAAAGTGATAATGAGACTATTTCTTCTATTGTTAGAATGTTTAAATTAAGAGAAGAGCCCAAAAGCAAAAAGCAATTGCGTACAGAAGAAAAACAAGGAAATTTGAATTATCTTTTAAAGCAATTTAAAGAAGATAAAAAGAAAAAACAGAATATTGATGAAACTTTTAAATCAATATTTAATATAGGAGTAAAGTAAATATGATTGCAAGAGACACACTTACAATACAAAATCATACAGAAGGTGATGGAACTGCCGCTAGATTAACAAATATTGCGTTTCAAGGATGGTCTGATGGTGAAGATTCTGCTAATGATTTCTTCAAAGGCTTTGGTTCAACTACATTTACTGGAAGTGGATTAGATGATCTTACATATGGCGGAGCTTATAATGGATCTACTGTTACAACTTATCGAGTGAAAATTGATACGGCCGGTGGTACTGATACGTATACTTGGTCAGATGATGGAGGATCTACTTGGGAAGCGACTGGTGTTGCTATTATAGCGGGTGCTGTCGAATTAAATAATGGTATAACTCTCACATTTGGTGCAACAACTGGACATACGAACACCGAATATTGGGATATAACTACAATCATAACAACAACTGCTATGCACAAATTAGGAGAAATAGTTGTTGATCATGAAGGAACTTCTGCCGATGATAAAGGAGAGATGGTTGTAAAAACAAATGATGGATCAGGAGTAGGTACTGCTCAAACTTATCATGCAAATGGTGATTCAACTTTTTCTGCAAAGTGTTATAATTCTGATGGTGCAAATTTTGCTTTGACTATTAGAGACACATCAGGAGTAATTGTTAACACATGATAACTTCTAAAAGGTAAAATGGATCGCAATACTGTGGAAAAAATATTTTATCGCCCAATAGGTGCCGCCACTATAGCTTTAGTAGGATGGAGTCTTGTTAATATTATAGAATTAAAAGAAAGTATTGCTATAGTAAGAACTGATATAAAACACATAGTAAAAGCGGTTGATCACAATAGCGAACTAATCTCCAAATTATCAGAACAAATAGCCAGTTTATCTCCTGGTCATCCTTTCATCGTAACACAGCAAAGTAAACAATTTACAAATCCAGATTTGATAAAACCTACTAAATTCGAAAGAAATAATGAAACTGAATGAAAATGAACAAAAAGTTCATAAATTAGTAGTGTCTATAAAAAATAAAAATAAAGTTAAAGACTTGTTCCCAATTTATGATTATGCTTATAATTTAAATGTATCCGATGAATCAATTCAAAAAATATTATTATTAGCTTCTTGGTGATTGACTTTCCTAATTAAATCTGATATAATTTTAATAAAACTTTAATTCCTTCGGGTATTATGTCCATTTATATTGATGTAAAATATTTGAATCTCCTATCTAATCGTCTTCCTATTTTTAAGCAAAAAAGAGAATTTCTTTGGAATTTTCGATGTCCTATCTGTGGTGATTCTCAAAAAAAATCAACAAAAGCTAGAGGATATATTCATAGAAAAGATAATGATCTTTTTTATAAATGTCATAACTGTGGAGTAGGTAAATCTTTTTCAAATTTTCTGAAAGAGTTGGATGTAAGATTGCATTCTGAATATATTATGGAAAGATATAAAGCTGGAGATAACAAATTTAGTAATTATCAAGAGCCAAAATTTAAATTTGAGACTCCAAAATTTCAAAAAATAGATTTAAATATTCCTTCTGTGAAAGATTTGGAAGATGAACATTTTTGTAAACAGTATGTAAAATCTAGAAATATTGAAGCCACTAAATACAAGTATCTTTATTTCGCACAAGATTTTAAAAAATGGGTTGAAAGTTTAAATCTTGACATAAATTATGAATTAATAGAAGATGATCCTAGATTAGTTATACCTTTTTTTGATAAAGATTATAATATGATTGCCGCTCAGGGAAGATCATTGAGGGGAAAATCCAAACTAAGATATATTACGATAAAAGTTAAAGAGAATGCTCCTAAAATTTTTGGGATGAATACATGGGACGAAAATAAAACGACATATATAGTCGAAGGTCCAATAGATTCTTTATTTGTAGAAAATTCTCTTGCTATGGCCGGTGCTGATTTATCTGCATATAGAAAAATGTTTGAGAATATTGATGTAGTGTTCATTTATGATAATGAAAAAAGAAATAAAGAAATCGTTAGACAAATGGACAAAATTATTGCAAATAACCATAAGATAGTTATTTGGCCCAGACATGTGACACAAAAAGACATTAATGATATGATTTTAAATAATGTAGATGTTATGAATATTATTGAGCATAATACCTATCAAGGATTAACTGCAAAAACAAAATTATTGGAATTTAAATTATGATAAGTGAAAAACAAGTGCATAAGCACGGTTTTGTTAAATTATTAGAAGTGATGGGTAATGATGAAGAAGTTGAAAATGCCGCAAGAATTAGTTACGGAACTGGAACACGAAAAGTTTCACAGACAAGAAACCTAATTCGATATTTAATGAGACATAATCACACATCACCATTTGAGATGTGTGAAGTGAAGTTTCATTTAAAGCTACCAATATTTGTGATGAGACAAATTGTTAGACACAGAACTGCTAATATAAATGAATATTCAGGTCGTTATTCTATTATGAGTGATGATTTTTATTTGCCTGCGGAAAAAGATGTACACGAACAATCAGAACAAAATAATCAAGGTCGAGGAAAAGAAATAAATGAAGACAACAAACAGCTTGTCCTTGGACGAATGTATGATGTTAATGAACACGCAAAAGGATGTTATAGGCAAATCTCAGAACCTAATGAATTAGATGGGTTTTATGAAGGATTTAAAGGAATTGCAAGAGAATTAGCAAGAGTAATTCTACCAGTTTCAAATTATACAGAATGTATTTGGAAAATAGATTTGAATAACTTTTTTAAGTTCTGTAATTTGAGAATGGACTCTCATACACAACAAGAAACAAGAGAGTTTGCAGAAGCAATGTATGAATTGGTAAAACCAGAGTTTCCTATATGTTGTGAAGCATTCGAAGATTATATGTTTAATTCTGTAACTTTTTCACAGAAAGAAATGAAAATTATAAAAGACAATTTAAATGGTAGTTGGGTTATGTCAAAGTATGGATTGTCTGAACGAGAATCAAAAGAATTTTTAGAAAAGCTGAAAGGAGTTGAATAATGCCTCTACCTACTGAATATCAATCATTTATACATTTATCAAGATACGCAAGATGGGACTATGGTCTTAAAAGACGGGAAACCTGGGATGAAACAGTTAATAGATATTTGAATTTTTTTAAAGAACATTTAGAGGCTAAACACAATTTTATTCTTGATAATGGTTTAGAGGCAGATTTACGTGAAGCAATTACAAATTGTGAGGTAATGCCATCAATGAGATGTTTAATGACCGCTGGAGAAGCACTCAAAAAAGAAAATATAGCAGGTTATAATTGTTCCTATGTTAAAATAGATGACCCACGTTCATTTGATGAAGTTTTATATGTTTTAATGAATGGAACAGGTGTGGGATTTTCTGTGGAAGAGGAATATGTTAATCAGCTTCCAGTAGTAGCAGAAGAATTTTATGAAACGGATACTACAATTGTTGTAGCAGATTCAAAACTGGGGTGGGCAAAATCATATAAAGAATTACTTTCATTAGTTTGGCAAGGACAAATTCCAAAATGGGATTTATCTAATGTAAGACCTGCGGGATCTCCTCTTAAAACCTTTGGAGGAAGAGCATCGGGACCAGAGCCATTAGAAGACCTTTTTCTATTTACTATAAATACATTTCAAGATGCTTCTGGAAGAAAATTGAAATCTGTTGAAGCTCATGATATCGTATGTAAAATTGCAGAAATAGTTGTTGTAGGGGGTGTTCGTAGATCAGCACTTATTAGTTTATCTAATCTTAATGATGAAACAATGAGACATGCAAAGTCGGGAAAGTGGTGGGAAACACAACCGCAAAGATCCCTTGCTAATAATTCTGTAAATTATAAAGAAAAACCAGATGTTGGTACTTTTATGAGAGAATGGTTGTCTCTTTATGATTCAAAATCTGGAGAACGAGGAATTTATAATAGTTTAGCGGCTAAACAACAAGTAGAAAGGTTAAATAGTGAAGAAGAAATCCGAAGAGAACCAAAAGACGATTTTGGTACCAATCCGTGTAGCGAGATTATACTTAGAAGCAGAGAATTCTGCAACCTTTCAGAAGTCGTGGTCAGAGGATGGGACGATTCCAAATCTTTGGAAGAAAAAGTTCGAACTGCAACTATCCTTGGAACATTTCAATCGACCCTCACCAGTTTCAAATATCTCTCAAGAGAGTGGAAAAAGAATTGTGATGAAGAGCGGCTTTTGGGCGTCTCCCTTACAGGAATAATGGACAATTCTTTAACAAACGGAAAAAAAGGAAATTTAGAACAACTTTTAAATGAGTTAAAAAATGTTGCAATCAAAACAAACAAAGAATTCTCAGAAAAACTCGGAATATCCCAATCGGCGGCTATCACCTGTGTTAAACCTTCTGGCACAGTTAGCCAGTTGGTTGATAGTGCTAGTGGTATACATGCTCGTCATAATCCATATTATATTAGAACGGTTCGTGCGGATAATAAAGACCCCCTTTGTAAGTTTATGAAAGATGCAAACTTTCCAAATGAACCAGATGTAATGAAACCCAAACACACAACGGTATTTTCATTTCCTGTGAAGAGTCCAAAAAATGCAATATGTAGAACTGATATAACTGCAATAGAACAATTAAATCTTTGGTCTACATATCAAGAACATTGGTGTGAACACAAACCATCTGTTACTATTTCCGTTAAAGAACCAGAATGGGTTGAAATGGGAAATTGGGTATGGAACAATTTTGATAATATTAGCGGTATATCTTTTCTGCCTTTTTCTGAACACACATACAGACAGGCTCCTTATCAAGATTGCACACGGGAAGAATATATAAAATCGTTAAAAGCAATGCCCAAAAATGTTGATTGGACTTTATTGTCTTCATATGAAGAAAAAGATTTCACCTCTGGATCACAGGAATTGGCCTGTGCCGCTGATGGTGGATGCGAAGTAGTGGATTTATAATGTTAAAATATGAAATAGATTTTAATAAAGGAAATTATGTTGTTGGACATTTTACTTTTCGTGAATGTGCAATGTGTGACAAAGCAAAGTCTTTATTAGATAAACACAAAATACAATACATGTTCATTCAAGCAGATAAGAGACTGTTTGGTAAAATATTGACCGTTACAGGAAGTAAAAAGATTCCTCAAATTTTTTTGGATGGTAAAGTTTTTCTGACTGTAGAAGAATTAGAGGAAGAATTAGTCAAAAATGGAAATAATTGAAAAAATTGAATGTACATTTTGCTCTAAAATGTATGAAGTTATAGTTCATGATGATGAAAGTGAACGAGTACAATTTTGTTCTTATTGTGGAGAAATGATAGAATTATCAGAAGAAGACGAAGATGATAACTGGGATAGATGATTTTCATGTGGGAATAGATTATTCATTAACAAGTCCAGCAATAACAGAATGTCATGGTGAATGGAAATATGAAAATATTAAACATTATTGTTTAGCAAAAAATGATAGACAACTTGATAGATGGGGTCCTTTAAAAAATATTGAAATTACAAAATATCCTAAATATAATACAGAGATGGAAAGATATACGGGATTATCTTCTTGGGTAATAGAATGTATTATACAATTCACTAAAAGACCCAAAATAGTCTATATTGAAAATTACGCCTACTCCGCAAGTGGACAAAGAGTTTTACAAATTGCGGAAAATATGGCAATTTTAAAATATGCTTTAATCAACTGTAAATTGAGGTATGAAATGATACCTCCCACAGTAATCAAAAAATACGCATCCGATAAGGGAAACGCAAATAAAGAATTAATGTATGATTCTTTTGTGTCTGACACACAGAGAGAACTTGCAAAAGAATTTCAAACAAAGTGTGATAAAAATCCCATTTCAGATATAGTTGACTCTTATTGGATTTGCAAATACGGATACGAACATGGCACAAATACCTGAAGAATATGCTAATTTTGACTTCGGTTTTTCCGCAGTAGATGATGAAGAATATAAAGCAAAAACTACAGAAGTAGAAAAAAAGATTGAACAAGTAGAAGCAAAGTCAAAAGATTTTTCAGCATTGGAAAAGAAAATAGATTCTGCTATAAAAGAAATAGGTTATAAAAAAGATTATCTAGAAGAAAAATATGTAGAAGATATGGGTAAAGTAGAAGAATTAATTTTACCTATTTTATACAATCTTATGAAAAATCCAGAAAAAGACTATATTTATTGGCCAAAACGTGAACAAATTATTATGAAACAAATAGAAAAAATTAAAGATGTGACACAGGATTTGTCTAAATAGTTTTAGTTGATGATACTGTAGAGTAGCATTTAAGACATCGGTGCGATTCCGATCAGCTCCACCAAAGGATTATATGGATAA